GCGGCGCAGTTAAATCTCTACACACACTTTCTACTAATGTGATAGGTGCAGATCTAAGAGTTATTTCAAATACGTTCATCTTGGATCGTATCCAAATCTCTTCAGCAATGCATTGGCTCTGGGATCAGTAGTGGCCTTTATTCTAGGTTCAATCCCGGCACTGACCAAGGCAGATTTCATGGCATTTTCAGTACCAGGTATTTTGACACCTTGTGCTGCCAAATCTGCTTCCACTGATTGCGGGGTAATTTGGCCTGGCTGTTGTCCAGTAGTTGTTGTTGTTTTACCAGCAGTTGTAGAAACTTGCCCAGGTCTATTGACCCTGGCTGTCAATGCTGCCAATGCTAAATCACCAAACAGTTTTTGTGTGGCACCTGCGTTTCCTTGTGCTGCCACTAGAGCATCAATACTTTTTTCAATTTGTGGCTTAGAGGCAGTATCTAATGCATCCATGTCTCCACGGAACATCACTCTGTTGACATAATCTTCGAGGTTTGCTTTATAAACACCAGGGTCTATAGGAGCTTTAGGATTGGCAGGAGCTGTTCCGCCGCTTTGTTTTAAAGCCTGTTGTCGCAATAGTGCTGCTTTGTTAGCCCAGTTCTTAGCAGATGCATCGCCTAAAGTCTTTGCTTGTGCGGCGGCTGCAGATCCTGTTGCTGCCTGTCCCACTGTTTGGCCTTGAAGCTGACCTGTGACTTTTTGTCCTAAGGCCTTGGCATAATCCATTACGCCAGCTTCTGCCACTGGTTCTTGCTGTACCTTCTTCAACAGATTCATTACTTTTACAGTGGTGGCAGGATCTGCTTGAACCAACTGTTGAAAAGCCATCCCCAATATTTGATAGTGTGCCGCCGTCATGGCGCCTGATTTAACTGCTGTCATGGCCTGGGTCAACTTGGTTCCATCCACACCTGGCAACAGTTGCTTCAGGGCCTGTACGTTTAACATGCCTTGAGTTTGTTGGCCTTTGGTTTGTGTGGCGGCCTGCTGTACATTTTTTACGGCACCAGGCTGTGCAACAGGTGCCACTGTAGGTTGTGCAGCTGGGGGTGTTTGCTCTAGTAATACGTCTTTAATCTGCATCTGTTCTTCTCACTGTACGAGTAAATTTCTTAGGGTCGCGATCACGGATTGCATTCAGCAGTTTTCTCACTAGATTATCTGCTTGATCTGGCGGATAAGCTGATTCAATCTGTTCGATCAGTCTAATGGCGCTGGCAATCACATTAGTGGCACGGCTTTCTACAATGTAGCGACGATCTCGATCTTGAAATCGATCTTGATAGATCGTGTCTAATTCTTCCAGAATACTACGGGTTTTTTTCTGCATGTTAGCCAGTACCTTTGTATTATTTATCGGTTTGGATTAATCTAACCGGGCAACAAGATCACGCCAAATTTCTTCGCGATAAGGATCGTATGCCTGCCATGTCTGTGTTATGATTAGGTTTTCCAAACGTTGTGCGCGAGCTCGATTGTATGTTATGTTGATATTTGGCAGTATTTTTTCCATCAAGAAATAGTAGTGAACAACGGGACTAGGCTGTACTTCTTGTTGTCTTGTTTCTGAGAATCTATTCAGGGTCGAATAGTACTGTTGCTCGTGTGTGGATGTAAAGTAATATGTGCAATTGAGATTTTCCAAGGTGTTGCGTACCAGCGTTTGATAGTTCTTTAATCTTATCTTGTGCTGTTCTGTTTGTACAAATTTTTCGTGGTACTCACGCACCTGCGGCTGTCGACTGGCACTGCTGATCCACCAGATTCCGTAAGGTCGTTTAAGAAAATTAAAGTGATAAACAGGATCTGTTTTTCCTACATGGAACCAATGCTTGTCTTCGACGAGTTTATCAAATCTATCGGCTTGTGGCCATTGGAAAATCACCAGGTTATTTTCCAGTTCTGATATGAGATCTACAAATCCAGTCACTAGATATTCTGCTCCAGCACCGATAGCGGAACAAGTGTTATTCACCGGATAGTCTGGCGCCAAGGCTTGTAGTATTTGAGGCCATTCAGGCCACAAGTGACCAGTTGCAAAACCGTCACCAAATGTGTATATTTTTTTCATGTTTTGTAATGTTTAGAGTTGCCCCATTGGTATCTGCGCTGCATATTGGTTTCAAACTCAGCATGAAAAAAACTTTTAGCAGCCGTGCTGTTCCAAATGTCATTATCGTACAGGAATTTATTTTGTTCAGCCCATCTTTTTAAATGCGGGTTTGAGTCGCTTCTAGCCACACGCCCTCTATCCAAGGCCTGTGCTAGTTCTTCAGTTTGATGTACCACATCAGCAAATTCCAAGTTTAGCACGTTGGGTGCAACAACAGGTTCTGCTGGCTTAAGATAAAATTTAGCCTTTTGTGTTATTTGATCAACTAATTCTCCGTCAGACAAATGTTGCCACATGGGAGAAAAGAACAGTTCATAAGCTCTATACCAACGATATATCTTGCTGACATAGGTGGTAGTAGTGATATTGATAACAAAATCAAATTGGTCCAGTGGTAAAGGACCTGGCCAGCAATGTGTTCCTATCCATCTGCTGGATTCCATCCAAGGTTCTACTCTCGACATGAACTCGTCAACATCATAATCCGTAAACACATCTGCAGAGTCTCCGATCTTGCCAACATTGTGTGTGGGACTAGCGATACCGCCATTGTCGGCAAACTCGCTCATGGTATCTTCCATGATGTCGCAAAGTAGTCCACCGCAGGTATAGTGAGGGAAACAAATTAAATTCATACATTAACCTTGCTTGATTGTGCCTAATAGCTGCTTGAGCTTGCTGCTCTGTATGTCAGCTGTGACCCGAGGTGTGTCTTCGTCATCGTCGTTGGATTGTGCGACAGTACTGCGAGCCTTGATAGAATCCATGATGCTGGGTTTGGGGCCTTGACTGGTCATGTCTTCGCCAGGATCTGTAATACGCATGGTTTCAATGTTGTATTCCAGTTCAATCTTCTGTCCTACACCTGTTGAGCTACGCGACTTCATACACTGTATTTGATAACGCCCACGTTCACGCATTGCTCGACTAGTAAAGATACCAAACACGTTGTCAGCTGTGTTGATCTTTGAGATACCACCCGAAATATGACTGTGGTCGAACTCAATTTCTTCCACTGCTGATCTATTCAGCTGGCTTGCTGTTACAAACAACACACCTAACTCCTTGGCCAAGTTGCGTAGTTCTTCACTCACATACTTGTCTTTGACAAATAGATCGTTGGGACTGACTTTGGCACTGACCGGCATCAACAAGTCCAAATAGTCAACCATGACAAAGTCAATCTTAATACCAGTCTGTATCTGCACTTCTTTGATGTAACTTCTAATGTCGTTCACTGTGCTTTGTGCTGGAAATGCCTTGATACGATATTCGCCTGCTTTCTTACCCATCATCTTGACTTTGAGTTCAGCGGTTGATATGTCTTTGCGAATGTCCTTGGTGCTCATACTGGTCAACATGGCATCTGTACGCAGGGCACACAGTTCTTCTGAAAGTTCTAAGGATATGTAAACTCCACTGAGTCCTTGTGTGAGCCAGTTGAGTGCAATGTTCATCATGACCAAGCTTTTACCAGATCCAGAACCACCAGCAAATATGTTGAGTTCTCCTCTGCTGAACCCACCATACAACAAGCGATCCATTTGCGGCCACCCAGTTGACACTTGTCCTCCCGAGTTAAAGTACTTGTTGATACGATCACTGGGACTGCCGAAGTAGTCAGTACCCATGTCCTTGGTTAGACTGATCTGTACAGCATCTTTGATCAGCTTTTCAACAGGATCAAATTCGCCTTTCTCCAACAGGTCCGCCGACTTTAAAATTGCACGTTCCAGTTCTTGTCTGCGAGTAAACGCTTCAAACTCTTCCAAGAACCAATCAAAGTGCCCATCATTTAAGTCTGGAATCTCCTGTAGCTTTATGCCAGTGGCTGCAGAAATCTGCGCTCGGTCTGGCATAGTCTGATGCTGCTCGCAATGTTCCTTGATAAACTCAGCGGCTGCTCGCAGATTGCGATCAAAGTTTTCAGGATTATAAATGTTCTGCACACGCACATAGCTTTGTGCGTCACACAACATCATCTCCAAAAACAACCGCTGAACATCTACATTATATTCTTTTAGCAACTTGCTTTCTCCGCATTTCTATTTTGATTCTACTGGTTTCTCTTGATTGCATTATAGTTAGCAAGGTTGCCAGGCGACCATATTTGATTACAGCATCGTTTACGTCTTTGCAATCTGGCCAATCAGGCATGCTGACTGCCCATCCTAGTTCTATAGCACGTTCAACCAAGTCCATGCCAGCTCGGTCTTGATCCGGTACCACTGTTATTTCTCGTCCTAATGTGC